AAAAACGATCACCACAGCCACATTTAAGAAGACAAAGAGCGTTAAAAAGAAGACATCATAATAAAGTGATGTCATCTTTGTTGTTTGTCTCCGACAAAACTATTTATCAAATAGGAGGGCCCCGGTGTGCCGACTAATCTCGATCCATCGCCAAATCAGAGCACAATTGTATTAACATCCACCGGCTCAACTGACGAAGTTGCCAGTGCGGTGCCGTTTGGCATTTACACGGCATCTGCGGACTTTATTAGCGGAGCCTCCACGCAAGTTGCATATACGTATAAAAAGCTTGGCGGCGATGTTGTAGATATCGAGCTAACTAGAGCAAATGTCTATTCTGCCTATGAAGAGGCCGTTTTGGAGTACTCATACATTATAAACCTCCATCAGGGCAAAAATGTGCTGTCCAGCGTCCTAGGTGCCACCACCGGTACGTTCGATCACAAAGGTGATCGCAAAACAGGCCCGGAATCAGTCAATTTGAAGTATCCGCGATTTCAAGCGGCGTACACCAACCGGGTTGCCAACACGATGGCCGCAATGGCCGGCTTCGGCGGCACGCTGCCACAATATTCGGCCTCTTTCACACCAAACTCTAGCCGACAAGATTATGATTTACAGAGCATTATTGAAACTGCGTCAGCTGCAGGTGAAGATACCTCTGGCAGGGCAGTTCCCTTTGCCGGCAAAGTCGACGGCAAGAGAGTTGTAGTCACAAAAGTGTTTTATATATCTCCACGCGCCATGTGGAGGTTCTATGGTTATTATGGCGGAATTGGTGCCGTAGGCAACATGAGCACGTATGGACAGTTTTCAGATGACTCCACTTTTGAAATTATCCCCACGTGGCAGAACAAGATGCAGGCCATCATGTATGAAGATAGTATCTACACACGCACATCGCATTTCTCATACGAGATCATAGACAATAAGCTGAGGCTATACCCAGATCCGGGATATTGGGACTTTTCCGATGTTGACCGCGTTTGGGTGAGGTTCTATGTCGACGATATGACCCCATGGGAAGAGAATTCTGGATATACAGATGGCACGCAGGGCATTAATAACCTGAATACAATCCCATTTGATAATATACCCTATAAAAATATCAATTCTATGGGCAAACAGTGGATTAGAAAATATGCCTTGGCATTATCCAAAGAGATGCTCGGACAGATTCGGGGCAAATTTACACAAATCCCCATTCCGGGTGAGTCTGTGACCCTTAACCATTCCGAATTGCTGTCTCAGGCGAAAGAAGAACAAACATCACTAAAAGACAAGCTGCATGAAATGCTCAAAGAGGTTGAATACAAGGAACTGGTTAAATACGATTCAGAAACTAGCGAGGCAACCGCAACGGCGTATAAGGGCTCTCCTTTACCGATATTTGTGGGGTAACGAACGATGGCAAATGAATGGAACAAACCTCCCGCTCCACCGCCGCCTCTTTTTCTAGGAAAGAAAGAGCGAGATCTCGTAAAGCAAGTTAATGACGAATTAATTGAAAAAGTCATTGGCCAACAAATTTTATATTACTCAATTGATATGCAAACTACCGATTTTCACGATCTTTACGGCGAAGCGATTGAGAAGACGTACTTGCCGCCGATTCGAGTATTTGCGCTCGTCGAGTTCACCGATTTCTCAACAGAATACCTAGCTAATGGCGGAATTGACAAAACATGGGAGATTAATGTACATTTTCACAAGAGAAGATTAGAAGAAGATCAAGACATGTATATTCGCGAAGGGGATTTTGTTTTATACGGAGATTATTATTACGAGATAGTTAAACTAACTGAAGACACAAAACTTTTTGGCCAAGTCCAGCATGGATTTGAAATTTCTGCAAGATGCAGGAGAACAAGGACGGGACTATTTGATGCTACCTGATAATTTTGATTTTGCGATGTTGCCGGAAGGCGCCACCCAGACCACCCTTAAAGAAATAGGGATGCTGGCATCCGATATAGAAAATATTGATTATTCTATAACTTCGTGGCTAACTGATAATCTGAAGTTACGAGCTAGGACAAATGAAGGATTTGACGAGGTGCCGGTCCTATGGCAGTCGCCAGAAAGATCTTTTCAGATCAAGAATGATGTGAGCCTCCGCGACGATGGTGGAGCGCTTAAGATGCCATTTCTGAGCATTGAAAGAGCGGGTATTGTTAAAGATCCCACCAGAAAGGGCGGCTTCCAAGCACACACATATTCAGACAAGAAAAATGGTCGTTCGGGCCGCCTTGTGATAGCAAAAAGAATCGTCCCCGACAAAACGAGAAACTACGCAGTAGCCCACGGCACCAGAAGCAACATCACCGAAGCTTCTCGTCAAAAATGGGCGCCCAGAGTTAATAAAAAAGTAGTGATTCAGACTCTTTCGGTTCCGATCCCCGTTTATGTTAACGTAGATTATAAAATTATTATAAAAACCGAGTATCAGCAACAAATGAATGATCTGATAACACCATTCATTGTACGCCCGGGCCAAATTAATTCTTTTTTGTTGCGTAGAAACGGACATCTTTACGAAGCCTTTGTTGACGCGAACTTCACCCATAATAATAATGTAGCAGACATGCAAGAAGATATGCGCTCATTTACCAGCGAATTTACCATTAAAGTTTTAGGATATTTGATCGGGGAAGGCCCAAATGATGACCGCCAACTTGTTAGAATTCAAGAGAATGCAGTGAGCGTTACTTTCCCGAAAGAAACGTCACATTCAGCGTGGCCTGGTGGAGATCATATCGTAGATTAGAATAACTTCCTGAAACAAATGACGGTTTGTTGTTATAGTTCAGGATTTTTAGAGACTTTTGAATTCTCAAATACTATTTAATGATGATTACGGCAACATTTTAGTCCGGAAGATCCAGCTATAAGGAAGGAAACAAAAAGATGGCAGTTACAGATTTTAAGTTTGTGTCCCCGGGAGTATTTATCAATGAGATAGATAACTCCTTCAGGCCAAGAAAGGCAGACACTATTGGGCCGGTTGTGGTAGGGCGTGCACGCCGCGGCCTTGCAATGCAGCCAGTTAAGGTACAGTCTTACTCAGAATTCGTAGAAATGTTCGGGGACACGGTCCCTGGAAATGGTGGCGGCGACATTTATCGTGGAGGAAACGATATGCAGGCGCCAATGTATGGAACATACGCAGCAAAAGCCTTCCTCAGATCAAATGTTGCACCCCTTACTTACGTGCGTCTTCTGGGACAAGAGGACTCTGGTGCAACTTCAGGCGCCGGCCAGGCCGGCTGGAAAACCGACAATAATCTTGGATCCGACGGCGGAGCCATTGGCCTTTGGGTATTCCCTTCAGGTGCGGCAGCGGGCGCAGGCTCGCCACAGGTTTCCTTTACCGGTTCAGCTGCCGGCCAACTGGCAGCAATTTGGTATCTGGACAATGGCTCAATCAAGCTTTCCGGTAGCGTTTACGGCACCGGCTCTAGTACTGGTCAAGTAAAATCCGCCGGTACGCTGATTAATTCTGACGCGAATGGCGAGTTTAAGGTTGAGATCGTTGGTTCTACTACGAGCCGCACAGAAGTGGTTAGTTTTGGATTTGACGATAGCAAAGAATCCTTTATCAGAAAGAGGTTTAGCACCAACCCGCAACTTCGGGCCGGCGGCGATTATTATCCCACCACATCCGAAAGAGATTATTGGCTTGGCGAGACCTTCGAGCAAGAATTGCGCGACAAAGGCTGGACTCAGGGCAACTTGGTTGGCTTGGTTGCCGGCATCGCGCTTAGCGGCTCAGTAACAGCTGCCCCCAGCAACATGAAAGGGCAACAAACTCGCGAAGCAACGGCCGGCTGGTTTATTGGCCAAGATCTCGGCTCCGCTTTGAGCTATAACCCGGCGAATGCACAAAAGCTTTTCCGCCTACTTGGCCGCGGCCATGGCGAATGGCTACAGAGAAACTGTAAGGTCAGCATCGAGAAGATCAGAGCATCTGTGACTGACGCCACAGATTATGGTACCTTCTCCGTTGTTGTTAGAAAGCTTACTGACACAGATAATGCTGTGCAGGTCATGGAGCGGTTCGACCAACTCACCCTAGATCCCACGTCTCCCAACTTCGTTGCTAAGAAGATTGGCACACGATATTTCCAGTGGGATACCACCGAAAAGAGACTTAAAGAATACGGAGAATATCCGAATCTTTCCAAGTTTATTCGAATTGAGATGAACGCCGATGTCGAAGCCGGCGCATCTGACGCACTCCTGCTTCCCTTCGGCTATTATGGCCCTCCGAAGCCCTCTAATATTACGGCGATTACCGGCGCGGTTGGAACAACTGCCCGAGGATCGAGCGGCACTGAAGCGAGCAAGTTTGCGGTCTT